ATGCGGCTTCACTGGCATCCCAATCATAGACCAAGGGGGAAGTTTCGCGCAGCACCAGTTCCGGTAAAAGCTGCGGCCCATCGCCGGAGGTGGCCAAGTCCAGCCTCGCCTCGATTACCTCATAAGGCTTTGCGGCCATGCCCCAGCGATCATAGGTCAGCGCCACGGTATCGCCGACCTGCACCGCCCAAGCAGAGAGCTTGCCTGCAAAGCGGATCGACATTTGCCGCCGTGCCCGCTCCAGCTCGATCTTGGCAAGCCGCTGCGCCATGGTCGCCGATTGCGTGAAGGGAAGCGCAATATCGCGCCATTTCTCCTCGCCGCCGTCCTCGGCCCGATAAACCTCGCTGACATAGGCCGGAAAGTCATCGGGCTGCCAATCATTCTCGGGGCTGATGAACTGCCCCCGCACGCCATTGAAGTTTTGCGCCGCACTGATCCGGGTCGAGAGCGTCAGACCGCCTTCACGCGCATGATCCTGCGTCAGGCTGAACGCGGGCATCCGATACGCCCCGGCATGCAGTCGCCACTGGCCACCGGAATAAGCGACCCGACCAGCCATTGCGGTGAGCATTGCCTCGATGATGGTTTTTGGGTTTTCCGCCAGCGACACGACGCCGTTGCAGCTGTAGCGGGGTTCGGAACCGCCAGCGGCTAAACTGACCGCCTCATCGCAGATATTGGCTGCCTCGATCAGCGCCTCGGTGTTGATGCCGTCACTGGCGCCGATCGCAGCCCCAAGGCCAAAGCGGGCATGCGACATGTAGTCAGCAAGGCAAAGGGCGGGATTTTCGGAATAGCCGATGAGATCACTGCGCGGATCGAAGATGTCATCCTTGCCCTGAATGTCGACAGAGATCGCGGGAATGCCACCGGGGAAGGCGTCCTGATCGGCTTGCAGCCGCAGATGGATGGCGGCACATCCACGCAGGCGATGGGCGGTTGTCCAGGCTTCGGGCAGAGCCGCGATCAAGCCGTCAAAACCGGTCTGGTCGTCAGTGCCAAGCCGTTTCTCGATGGTGACTAGGCCTGCCCAGCGGCCAAGGGCGACCCCGCTGGCATCGACCGCTGCCTCGCCTTCAAAATAGACAGCCCCGATCCCGGCAACCCGATGTGCTGCCAGCACGACGACCAGATGCAGATATTGCCGCTTTGGCCCGGCCTCGCTGATATAGACAATGACACCTCCCTTGCGGGCCCGGCCGTAGACCATATCGCGCGGGGCCACTGGCTCTCGGACAGTCACGGTGCGGGCGGGCAAGCTGGGGCCTGGCATCAGCGCGCGCGAGGCGGCTGACAGCAGCAAGGATGCGCCAAGCCGCAGGGCAAGCGTGCCAAAGCCACCAAGGCTGGCAAGACTTGCCAGGGCTGTGCCTGCAAACAAGCCGCCTCCGAACAAAGGTGCAAGGAATGCCATCTAGATTCTCCAAGCCAGGGCGCAGGAAGAAAGCGCGCGCAGGGTCACACCTTCGGGCGCCAGGAACGCTACCTGCGCACCGACGCAGACGCCGAAGGAGGAGGCGTCTGGCGACAGCACCAGATCGCCGCGCTGTGCCAGCCGCACATCGGCCAGCGGCGCCCCGAGCAGGGCGACACCAGCTTCCGGCATTGACGCCCAGCCAAGGCGCCGCATCACCCGCGTTGCGCCGCGCGCCGTCCGATACCGGCCGCGCCAGAGCGCTGCCGTGTCATCGCCGCCCGTCAGATCGCGGCGCAGATCGAAGGCCCAGGTCGCACAATCATGCGTGCCCCAGGTGAAGCTGCGGGTCCGCGCATCGTCCACGGCCGCGGCAAGAAGAACCTCCCAACCGGTGACCTTCATTTGCGGCCCCATTTGATTTCCTGGTCCTGAATCGCGGTGACATATTCAAAGCCGCGATCCTCAGGCCAGATCGCCTTTTGGCTCTCATGGGTGTAGCGCCAGCTGCGCGCGGTATTCAGATCGATGAGGCGAGACTCGTAGCTGATGGTGATCCGACAGGTTTCCACATCATCGGTGATCTCGGGCACATCCAGCCGACCGGCGAAAGCCAGCACCGGATCAGCGATGATGGTGCCGGTTTCGGTCAGAAGCCCGAGCCAGAGTTTCCCCGGCAGACCCTGCCGCGCCTCCGCGATCGCCAATTGTACCAGATCTGGCGGCACGCCAGACAAGGACACAACCGTGCCCGAGGCCACGACGGAGCCGGTTTCTTCCACGCTGCCAATGCCAAGAAGCGCGCCAGCCCCCGACCAGGATTGACCGGCCCAATCAATGGCTGACAGGCCCGACCAGAGCCGCAGCGGACCGGAGGCAAACGCCCCTTCGTAAAAGATCACCGGGCGCAAATCCCGCGCGGCAAGGGCTGTGGCGAAGTCAGGCGTCAGATCACGGCTCATAGCGCCTCCCGGGCGGTCAGGGTAAAGAGGAAGGTGTCCGCCCGTCCGATCCGCGTCGGAACGGGGGCTGTCAGGCGCAAGAGAACTGCGGGGGCAGCGATTTCCAAGGCAGCGCCATCGACAGGGGATATGCGCAGACGCGGTACAAAGTTGAGCGTTGCCAGCCCCGCGGCATTGCTCACCACATCGGAGGTCAACTGATATAGCCGGGTCTGGTGATCGCTGCCGAGCGAGAAGAAATCCCCGGCAAAAAGCGGGGTGCTTGATGCCGGCCAGCCGGAGGTGATCAGCATCCCGCCGGTCTGGGCCGCGCCCTCGACATGGGGCGTGGACAAGATCCCGGGCTGCCGGATCGTCGGATCGCGGAACAGAAACCGGCCGCGCGGGCCACCCAGCGCGGTCAGAAACGCCGACAGCCGCCGCCCGTCGCGCCCATTGGTCCGCGCCATCTCGATCCCGTACTCCCACCACTCCCCGCCCCAATCTTGCACCTGTTCGGTGCCGGTGAAGGGCGAGGTCGCGACAGCAGTCGCGCTGACGAGGCGGCGCTCGAGCGATTGCAGGAGGGTCAAGGGAAGCTCGGGGATCATTGCAGGGGCTCATTTTTCAAAGGGTTTGGCCACGACGCCGACCATCCGCCACGCTGGCCTTGGCCAGACGCGCGATTTCTGGCAGCGCGGCGCGCAGCTTGGCATCGATTTGTTCCGCCACACCGACTTGCGCCCCGCGCGCATCGATGCTGATCGACACGCCTCCGGTACCGCCGCCACGACCCAATCCATTGGCGACTTCCGCCCTCGACAGCACCCGTTCGCCGCGTTGCAGGATCGCTGGAACCTCGTCGGGGCGCAGACCCGCCCAGCCGCCAGCGTGCATACGAGGGGCACTGGCGAAAGCCAGGGGCGAGACCATGCGGCCAGGGCCGGGTGCCCCAACCATGCCGCCCGTGTGCTGCACTGGCGCGAAGATGCTGCCGAACCCTTTTGAGAGCCAATTGGCCAGGGGGCCCAGTACGGAGTTCTTGAAGGCCAGCGTGGCAAGGTCCGCCAGGATCGAGGATATGAGCCCCTTGAAGTCGAGCTTGCCGGTGGTGACAAATTCCCGGAATGCGCTTTCAGCCGAGCTGAAGGCCGAGGTCAGCGTCTCGCCGAGACCCTTGCCCCAATCCATCGCGCCCTTGGCATACTCCGCAAGCGATGTGCTGACCTGCGCCCAACCGGCGGCCGCCGCTTCCGCAGCAGCCTTGGCCGCAGCACCAGCCCCTCCGGCTGCACGGCCCGCCTCGTCAAAGCCGTCCGACAGGGCGGCGGCGGCATCGGTTGCACCGTTCAGTGCCTCTTCGCTCGCCGTGCCTGTGCCGAAGATCGCAGCCTTCAGGGCTTCCCAAGCTGTCATGGGGCGTGACGCCGCCTCGGACAACATGCCCGCGGCCTCTGCATATCCGCCTGCCCGGGAGCGTGCAGCCTCGGCCATGCCGCCAAAGAGATCCGGCACGTCGACGTAAGTCTTTGCCATCGCTGCTTTGAAGGCCTCTGCCGCTGCTGTGCCCGCATCTGCAGCCGCGCCCTCATAGGGATTGGCGATTCCGCCCAGATCTACAGCCTGAAGCGTGCCGATGCTTATCCCGCCTTCGCCCGTGGCCCAATCTGGTAGAAGTGCCAGTGCCGCGTTCAGCCCCTCGATGAAGCTGTTGATCCGGGTGACTACCGCATTCAGCATCGACTCCACCCCGTCGATCAACCCATTCGCCGCCTGGAAGGCAAAGTCGCCGATGGCTTGTGGCAGGGCGCCCCAGATCGCGGTGATGGCATCATAAGCGCCTTGGAACGTGCCTACAGCTGCGTTGCCCCAGCCGACCACCGCCGAAAGCGCTGTTTGCAACCCGTCATAAATCCCCGCCTGCGCCCCGGCCCAGCCAGACTCAATGCGCGCCCAAGCTGCGCTGGCTGAGAGCGCGATCCGGTCCCAGGCCTCGGCTGCGACAGTTCCGAACAGGCCAAAGGCCGCGCCAACTCCGCCAACTTTCCCTGCCAGTTGCGTGAACTGGTAGACCAATTCGCCGGCGCCCACGATCAGCGCGCCGATGCCGGTGCGGATCAGGGCGCCGCGCAGGAGGACCAGACCTGTGGCAAGGCCACGAACGGACAGGGCTGCGGCGGCAAGTCCCGCAGCCCAGCGGCCTGCCATGAAGGTGGCGAAGGTTGTGGCATAGGTGGCGAGGCGGCCGAGGTTGTCGAACACGGTACTGATCGCGCTGCCGATTGGGCCGGTGCCGCGCGCCATGTCTGCCAGGCCATTTGCCACAGTTTCCAAGGCAGGTGCCACGGCGGCGGTCAGGCGGTTGGTGAGTCCCAGCCAGATCAAACTCAGCTTGGCGATTGCGTCGCCAGTGCGTTCGATCTGGACGGCTTCACTGGCGTTGACCGCCAGGCCGAAGTCGCGCACGTCTTTCGCAGCCTCGCGCAAGGTGGCCGGGTCAATCCGTAGAAACGCCAGAGCCGCCTTGTCGCCGAAGAGATCAGAGGCCACCGCGGCGCGTTCGGCCTCGGGCACGAAGCGATTGAGGGCTTCCTGAATCGCCGCGATGCGCTGGTCGAGGGGCAGCGCCTGCAGCTCAGCTGCGGTCAGGTTCAGCCGCTGCAAGGCACCAACGGCCGACCCTGATCCAGCGGCAGCTTCCGACAGCCGCGTCGTCAGCTTCTTCGTGGCCTGTTCGATCTCGCCCATGGAGACCCCGGCCAATTCGCCCGCCCAGGTCAGCACCTGCAGGCTTTCGACGGTGGTTTTCAGCGATGCCGCCATATCGACCTGTGCGCCGATCGTCTCCAAACCCGAACGGACCATCGCCACGCCAGTCGCAGCAGCAGCTGCGGTGACTGCCGCCAGCGCAATGCCAGCCTTGCGCGCGAAGCTGGCAAGCCGGGTGTTGGCGATGCCCATCTCCGACGACAACCGGCCAAAGCCCCGCGCTCCTGCCTCGCCGATCCCTTCCAATTCGGCACGAACCTGGCGGCCGCCTTCGGCCACAAGCCGGACTGAGACGCGTTTTTCGGCCATGATTGGATTTCAGCCTTGTTTTGGTGTGGTCGTGATAAGCTCAGCTGCATGACGCCAGAGGACTTCTTTCAGGATCGCGTTGTTGCGCGTGAACTCTTCGATGCTGTGCTGGCCCTGATGCGGGGGGTGGGCACATTCGACATGCGGATCAGCAAAAGTCAGATCGCCTTAAAGCGGCGGCGGGACTTCGCCTGGATGTGGTGCCCGGACCTGTATCTGCGGGGGCATCGCCTAGCACCTCTGGTCCTGAGCCTGTCGCTTCCGCTTCCGGATACTGCTTCGAGATGGAAGGAGATCGTCGAACCATCGCCGGGTCGCTTCATGCATCACCTTGAGGTGCATGCCCTTTCAGAGATCGACGAAGAGGTTCGAAGTTGGCTGCAGCAGGCCTACGCCTTTGCGGCCTGATCGCAGATCAAGTTGGTGCATCATGCAGTTGTTCGTTCAATTTGCGCACCATCACCGCCTCTATTTCGGGCAGCAGTTCGGCCACGATCAGCGTGTTCACGCCCAGCGCCTGCGCCAAGGCGAATGCCGCCCCCATGTCCCAGCCAAGCACCGCGCCGGGACTGACGCGAACCTGGCCGCCAAGACGGCCAACCAGATCCCAGACCTGCCAGCCAACTTCCGTCTGCGGCCGGTTCAGTCTGGCTGGGCAGTCAGGGCAGACCCCGGTGCAAGCCGCGCAGTAGCGGTCGCCCCCGCCGAAGGACCACTCGGCAAGGGCGCGGAGACGTTTTTTTCCGCATCCAGGATCAGACCCTTAGCGACGTATTGAGTCTGGAACGCCTCGAAAACCGGCCAGATTTCCAGAAGGGCGTCGATGCCTTCGGGGGTGACGGGCAAGGGTTGGCCCACGTCATCGCCGACGCCTTCCCAATCCAGCACCGCACGACGGGCGATGGCCTTTGCCATGGCCAGCGCCAGGTCTTCTTGCGTGGCGGTGTCCGGAAGGGCTTCGATGGCAGGATCGGCGCGGGCGGAGACCATCAGGGCGGTGGTCAAAGGGCCGACCAGTAGGCGCAGGCTGGGGGCGAGGTTTAGCCATGTTGGCGTGGCGGTAAGATTCAGTCTGATCATGATCAGTAACTCACAACAGTGTTGACGAGGACGGCGGTGCACATACGGGCGGGGCTGACGGCCTTCGCTGCTTGCCAGTCGAAAGTCGCTTGGATGCCCTGCGGCCCCGGAATCTCGATCCGGGGACGCGGCAGATAAACGGCATGCGCTGTAAAGGTGAAGCTGGCACTGGCCCCAAGGCTCCAGGCAAAGACCAGCTCGCAAGACGTGCCGTCGATGGCCTGCGTGATCAACGCCGTGTCGGCAAAACGCACCTCTACCCGCCCCGTAAGCGCCGCCATGCCGGGATCGGCCCCTTCGATCTTGCCGTCCGAGCGGATGGTCTCGATCCGGTCAAGGCCGTTGGAATAGGTCACCTCGGCCGAGATGACATTGCCAAGCGCCACGCCGTTGCGCGTGATCGCCCCGTTGAAGTGCCCGAACCGCTGCAAAGCGAGCGACGTCGGTGTGCCAGCGGCAGTCGCCGCCGCGACGGTTTCGCCTTGCGCCACCAGCCGCGCGGTTGCTGTGAGCAGCCCCGACCGCGCCATTTGCCACGACAGCTGCTCGCAGACGCAGCCGGTGTACATCGCATAGCGCGGAACTTCAGGCATCGCCGTCTCGATGGCCATGCTCGGCAGAGTCCAGTTGCCAGACTGAAAGGTATGGGTCTTCGGCGTCGTGCCGGATGTGGTTGGAGCGCCGAAGGCTGCCTTCAGCCAGAGGCCCAAGTTTTCGACATCAATCGGCACCACGACATCGCCATCGGCCGTGACCGCATCCCGGATCGGGGTCAGGGGATCGCGCCCCTGGCCCAGCAGTTCCGACGCAATCAAAGGTTGCTCGGATCCAAGCGTGGTGCTGGCAAACGGCATCGTCCGGAACCCCGTGGCGGGCGCCGTGCCATAGACAGATTCAAACGCAAGCGCCATCTGCGCCCGCGCCCCATGGGCTCGTGCCATCGTGTTCATCCTTTCAAGCTGTTGAGTTCAGGTGCCGGGGTTGCTGCCGAAATTCACCTGAGGCATTCTGCCCCGATGATTTATCGCATCACCCTCTCGGTATTCGTGGCCCTTGCCGGGCTTGTCATTTCATCCCAGATGTCGGTCGCAGTTGCCGAGCAAGCCTCAGTTCTCGAGGCACGCGTCAGCAAGGTGCAGGACGGCGATACCTTCACTCTCAAAGGCCAGTCGCGCAGGATCCGGGTTTGGGGCCTCGATGCCCCTGAGTGGGATCACCCCGGCGGGTCAGATGCCACGGCGACTCTGCGCCATCTGATCAGTGGCAAGACCCTCACCTGCCAAGTGCTCGATATGGACCGCTACGGCCGCTACGTCGCCCAGTGCTTCCTGCCCGATGGCCGCGACATCGCCGCCGAGATGATCCGGGCCGGTGTCGCCACCGAATACTGTCGCTATTCCGGTGGCTTCTACGGGACCTGCTGATCCAAGCGTTTAGGTCAAAGGCCCGGCAGTGGTGTAATGCAGTACGACTGTAATCACCGCAGCCTTGAGCGCCGCAGCACCTTCGATGGGCAGATCGACAGAGGCCGGAGCCTCCGGTTCGACCCATTCGCAAAGCCCGCCAAGCGTGCGGTCGGCTTCCAGCGCGATACCGATACTGGCAATCAGGGCGTCGAATGAGGTGGACCTGCCATTCGGGGCTTGGACAACGACCTCCAACTCGGCGCGGTGCTGGTAATGGTACCGCAAGGGTGACAGCGTCACTTCAGGCTCGCCAGGCTGGCCGTCGCGCAGGATGATCAGACCAGACGTCGGGATGCGTTCTGGCAGAATTGCGTCGCGCAGAACAAGGGCGGCAAGCGACTGCAGCCGCGCATGCAGCGCGGCGAGGACGGTTTCTCGAGTGGTAGGCATGGACGGACTGATGACTTTGGGCCTGAGTTCGCTTGGAAAGTTTGCGCGGGGCCGAGAGACTCCTTATGCTCTGCGGTTGCATCTGTACGTTGTAAGGGTAACGGTCAGGGTGGGTTGGGCCAGAAGAGGATTACAATGCAAGATGAAATTCCTGCTGAACGACTGGGAATCCCTGCGGTGCGCATGGAGATCGGACCTTCGACGCACTTGATAGGTCAGCTTGGGCTGATTGCCTTAGATCGATTCAATCCAGGTGATGTGGTTGTGCCAGTGGACCTATTCGGAGACGAGACTTATCACTCTTGGGCCGAATTCCAGAACTTCAGTCCTGCAACGCAAAGAAAGATTATGGACTTCTGCATCGGGGATGAGAATGGGTTCTACGCTCCACCGGATTTGAACAACCTTTCAGCCTCTTGGTACATGAACCATAGCTGCTCACCGAATGTTGGTTTCGATCAGAATGACAACGCAATTGCAATTGGAGAAATTCTTCCCGGTGACGAATTAGTTTACGACTACGCGATTGCAGAATCTAATCCAAATTTCTCCTTCATTTGCATGTGTGGTTCGTCAACCTGCCGAGGGAGATTCTCAGGTGAGGATTGGCGCAGACTGCCGAGCATCATGACCAGATACCATTCTTCGACCTCTCTTATGAGGTCAAGGATTTATCAATTTCTTCATGGAAAGGAATAATTCCATTTGGGTGCGCCAGATAGAACCGCTCTTCAGGAAAAATCTGATCGACACAGGGCTTCACAATCAGCGGGTGCAGTCCCCATCTGACCTCGAATTCAGCCAACAGCGGGTGAACGGTGCGTTCTCTTAGTTCTGCATCATCTGCGGTCTCGAAATCTTCGAACAGGACACCATGGGTAACGAAGAGGGCGAGATATCGGCGGTAGTGATTTGCCACGTCGCCGCGGTGATTGCGGTCGATCCAGCCGGAGTCATCAGCCAAGAAAAAATCCCTGACTGGAAGCCTGTCGAACAGCGAATTGTGGAAATCGATCAGCCCTCGCCCGTCGCGGCAGTGCACTTCATGAAGGCGTTTCCCCTCATACTGCGGCACATCGACGATATCGATCTTGCGATAGCTGAGACGGGCAGGCGTTTCCGCGCAGATTTCCGGCCGGGCCAGGCGCCGTTTCAGGTTGTTTACGGATGTGAACTTGTCCTTCGGGTCTTGGCTGAACACGGCAAGTGCACCATGCTTGCGCGCCTGTTCGAGAACATAGAGGGCTTCATTGTTCGGCGTCGCGATGTGGCGCGGCAGAACGAAGCAGTCGGCCTTCAACAGATAGTCAGGGATGTCACCGCCCAGAAACTCGACGACGCTTTTCATCAGTTCCGGATCGCGCCGCCGCTGTCGAAGAACGGCCAGCGCCGCTTCGACCGGTGTGTAAATTCCTGTACCAACGACTGCGTCCAAAACCCAATTCCTAAACCAGAATCCCCAATAGCGCCTGAACCGATTCGACCCCGAAGTACACAAGTAGGCCCCATGTAGCATTCCCGATGAACACGCTTATGGCAAAAAGTGTCCAATATCTTGGCGTCATGCGGTAATGGTCTGCTGGGCGCATGAAGATGGTGCAGGTCATCGGATCGAACCAGACTGTCAGATAAAGGAACAGCGAAGTCTTCGCGATCAGCCGCGATATAGTGCTGTTCGCGAGGCGCAACCGTTGTGCAAAACGGGATTCGCCTGCGGCTGCGGTGGCTTGCTTGAGCGACTCGAAGCCCAGCAGGTCGCGAAACCGTGTCACTGACAGCCGGTCGTACAGTTGAAGGAGCACAACGCAGATCAAGAGCGAGGCCGACATCATCACGGCCGTACCCAACACCAAGCGGTATTCGATGATGGCGAGCGGGTAAAGGATGAAGTCGAACAGTTTGTCCAGTGCGTAAAGCGAAAGGTGGGCGGCAGCCCAAAGAGGGCCGCGGGCGCGGAGCCTCGTCCAGATGCCGTTGTCCGTGCTTGTCTCTACGGTCATACAAAATGCTCAGGTCTCTTTATTCTACGCTTAGAAGGTCTGACGGTGCCTTGGAAAGGGTTTTGTGGGGCCCATCGCATGTGTGTCAGCGGCCCGATGCTTTTATTTACACCCACCCCGCCTCGATCCGCCCCGGCACTGCGTCGATGGCCCGTTCAGCATCCCGCGCCAGATCCAACCGCTTGCGAAGCTTGACCTGCGGCACCAGCAGGAAAATCGGCACGGTCGCCACGCCGCGCCCTGTTTTCGACCTGGAGGCCACCGCTCGTCCCTTCGAATTCAACCGCCCCTCCGCAACCAGCAGACTTGGCCCGCGACGGCGATAGATGAACCGTAGGCGCAAGCCCGTGCGGCGTTCCCATTCGCCGGGGGTGATCCGGCCACCCTTGGTGCTCTTTCCGGCGGCCGGGGTCGGGATTGCCAGCCAAATCCCATCCTTCGACCGGATCAGCGGGCCAGTATCATGCGCGCCGATGATGACCGGTGCGTTGGACCAGACCAGTGCGGCGGCGTTCAGGCTATCGCCGGATTTCGGGAAGCTGGCGAGGCGGATCGAATTCCCAAGCCGCGCCCCAAGGCCCGCTCCGTTGATCTGGCCACGCCAGGCGGATTTCAGGGAGGAGCCAGCTTCGCGAATGGCGGCAGACACCGCCTTTTCCCCGGCGGCGATTTCGGCCTGCATCAGGGCCGCGATGTCGGGACTGATCTGGAGCTTCAGCTTCATGGCGGGTTTCTTTAGAGGGACTGCGTCGCTGC